GCCGACATTGTACGCGCTCTGCGAACCAGCGTTGGCTATGTTCTGCGCTCCACGTGAAACAGCGTCCGCTACGTTGTACCGGTTCTGCGCGGTGTAATTGCCTTGGCCCATCGCAAGATTGCTTTGTGTGCCGTAATAGTTGGCTGCGTTGCCAGCCATTGCGTTCCCGCGGCCAAGAGCCATCGCAGCGGTTGCCTCGCCACGGTTTAGCGCGTTCCCTGCTGTCTGCGCGCCGTACTGCCCCGCAAAGTTGCTCATGTTATTTGACGCTGATTGGCCCATAGATGACAAACCGCCAAGCGTATTCAAACGCGCGCCACGCTCAATCTGAGCGCGCTGAAACGCGTTGCCGAATTCTTGGCTGGCTAAGTCTTGACCGAACCGCTGAATACCCTTCAGCGCACCGCCTGACAAAAGACCGCCGCGCGCAGACGCGCTACGCTCTAACGCCTTCATGCCTTCCGATTGACGGAAGGCATATCCGGGGTCTTGCTGAAACTGCTCTGTACCAAAGGGTTTAGCATACTCGCCGTAGTTAGCGGCGTTGGTGTCGCCGCCCAAACCCATAAGCTGCATGATTTGGTTTTGCGCGGTTAGGCCGCTTCGAATAAACGGCTGTTGAAAGCCCGCTTGACGCTGGTATGATTGATCATACGCACCCTGTGCCGCGTTATAAGATTGATCGTATGCGCCTTGGGCCTGACCGTAGGCCGTATCGAATTGCCCGCGTGTCTCTTCGTACTGCGCCCGCGAAAAGTCTTGTGCTGCCTTAGTCGCCGCGTCCTGCGCGGTCTGCGCGGCGGCTGCGGCTTCTTTTGCTGCCGCGACAGCTTCTGCATTGCCTGTCTTCTGGGCTTCTAACGCTAACGCTGCTGCACGTTCCTGCGCTGCGGTTGCATCGGCAGCAGCTTTTGCTTGCGTACTAGCCGCTTTTTTAGATGCGTTACCGGCGATCACAGCTCCGCCAATGGCCGTAGCCCCGCCGATTAACGCTGCGCCGACTACAGGTGCGATTGGCATTAGTTTAACTCCATCTGGTAAATTTGATAAAGTGTACCAAACGACTCTACCATTTCGTCAGTCATTTGCATACCCCCTTCAAGGGCATACTGTATTACATGTTTACTATCTGGCTCAATCTTAGTCCACAGCTTTTCAGTGCCGTGGGCGCGCAGATATTCAATAGCTTTTGCTCTTGCTGCTGCGGCCCATTCACCGCGCCCGCTAGGCAAAACAAACGTGTGTACTTCGCGGACGCCGGGAGCGGTCCCTGCAAACAGAAACCCGCCGTGTTCGCCCATCAGAAACCAGTTGTCAGGGTCGTCTATAAGTATCTGTGTGTCTATGTCGCCGTCAACGCCGCTACCAACATACGGCCTTACCGCAGGATCGTTTACGACCTTGTTGATAAAGTCAGTATCGTAGCTACGCTCTAGCATTAGCTGATCTCGCGGCCAGACGCGCGCAAGTTAACTGCCGCTGCCGCTGACGCCAGCGTTGAGACATACCCGCCAGATGGCAGGGTGTGGCCTACGATCTCAGGGAAGGTGTATGTCTCACCCGGTTGCAGCATCCGCGTCTTGACAATCAGGTTGCTGTTGCCGGTGGCTGTGCCAGCGGCGGCCAAGTTGACGCTTACGCTGACCATGCCGCTGCTGAAATTGGTAGCGGTGAACTTGTCAATGATAGTCGTGACGCCTGTAGCTACATATTGCGTAGTCTGCGCGTTCTCTATATTTTTGGCGGGAATGATGTTTGTTGCAATAATTGGCATGGGCCTATCCTATCAGGTTACGTTGCCGGTGACGTAGAAAGTTTCAGTGCCGGTACACAGCACCGTGGCTACCCCGAAGGCTGCGATGGTGCGGTTGCCGGTGGTTGCAGTACCGCCGAGCCGTAGCGTCGTTCCAGCGCCCTGTGTGAGCGTGATGGCGCTGCTGCTGCTGTTGACTACAAGAAACTCGTTGCCGGCCACAAACACACCGGACGGGATTGTGGTGGTCGCGGAAACAAACAGATGCTTTCCGATGTCCGACGCTGCGGCGGTTGTGTTCAGGCTCTGCGGGATGCTACGGAAACCGATAGTGTAATCCGTACCGAGGCTGTCCTTGACGGTGGATGCTGACGCCAGACCTGTGATGGTCTTGTTTGTCAACGTCTGGGTGGCTGTCAAATAGACGCCGTTGGTGACAGTCCCTGCGTTGCCGGATACATCACCGATGACGTTAACTGTCAGGACTACACCAGTGATTGTGCCGCCCGTAATGTTTACGTTGTTGGAGTTCTGGCTGGCGATAGTGCCGTAGGTCGCAATGTTGTCAACGGACCATTGCAGTACGTTGGTCGCGCTTTCCAAGACTACTTTGTAGCTGGTAGCCGTAGCGAACCACAAGTTACATTCGCCACGGGAGTCCAGAATAACTGGGTTAGTGTTGGGTGTTGTTGCGGATGCGTCAGTGAACGTCGCCAGCGGCGTTGTCGTGCCGGCTGCGTAGGTGTAGACCTTGCCGCCGACCAACGGGCTACCGTTAGCGTCAAAGAACTGTGCTTTAGGTTGTGGGGCAAGAACAGACATAGCTAAACCTTAGTTAATGTTATTAGTAACCGTCAGGATGACGGACGGAATTGCGGGGACAGGGCTACTGGCCGCCGACGCGCGAATTTGGCAGGCAGTATTACTTGTGGACCAAACCAGTTCGAAATAATCACCTGCGTTTAACTCTATCACAAAATTCCATGCGGCAACAGCTGCTGAACTGCTTCCGGCTAACGTCACGGTTGTCGCAGAGTCTGCTGCGTCTACGCCGTTAACCCTGTACCAGATAAAGACGTTTCCCGAACCGCCGCCGGCTTTGTTAAGCTGCGCCGAAAACTGAAAGTTGTATGTACCTACCCGATCCACATACACACGCGACGTTGGGCTTCCAATGTAGACGCCGTCGGATAAACTTGTAGAGTTAAGCGTGATTGGATACGCCGTACTGGTGGCAGCGGCTGTTTGCGTGGTAGTATCGAAGAACGCGCCGTAACGCTTGTCGCTTACCTGCGGTGTGTACGCAGGCGCTAAGTCCTGACCCATAGCCGAACTTGATGCGGAGTTAGACTGCCCGCCACCGTTCATCGTAAACATATTAAACAAGAACCTGTACCACTCGCGCGTCACTGTGCCGTCTGGCCCATCAGTAATCGGCACGCGTGACGCGGGGATACGGGTGAGTTGATCGTTAAGCATTTGTGCCGCTCAACAGCAGTTCAGCGCCAGTAATGTAGATGCGGACCGGATCACTGCCAGACAGTTCATACACGCGGTCGCGCAGCTTCAGGGTCATGCCAAGGCGGCGCCACATGACGCGAGTGCCGGTTGCACCGATTTTGCCCATAGACGCCCAGTGTTCGTTGGACCATGTATGGCCGCCGTCGTCGGACCAGCGGAGCATGGCTTGCGGGGCGGCGCCTTGGCCGGTTGACGTGCCAACACCTGTTTCGCACTCAAGCTGCAAAGAGTGGTTTGCTGTACGCTTGAGATTGTTCTGGCCTGTCGGCAGCGCGCGCCACGACCGCAGCCAACGCTGGGCTATGTTGTTATCTTCGAAGACATCTAGTTCAAACGTGTAGATGGCGCCTGTAGCGTAGTCGCCTACGATAATGTTTCCCTGAAAGTTGCACTGGCAGTTGCTGCGGTGGCGCGAGAAAGAACCGCTGGTGCTAGATGGATTGACAAACGACGCGGTGTAGAACCCGCCGGAAAAGAACGCCGTGGGGTCAAACCCACCTTCAGATGCAGCGCGCGCGGCATATGACGACCGCTGATGCCATGCGCCAGTGGCCGCGTCATACACCCAAGTCTCATCGGCAGAGGGGAACGACAGGACGTAAAACGCATGGCCGTCCTGCTGGTAGGTGTAGCCTACCGCGTCCGTCATGTTCAGATAGCTTTGGATGCGCCATTCAATTGCGTGCGTAGATACCCGCTGTGCGTTATAGCCGGCAGCCCTGTAGATGACGCCTTGGCCGCGTGCGTCTGCGCCAAGCCAAAACACTGTGTTGTCCATCTTGGCGATGGAGTGCGGCGCGGCGCAACCGATTTCGTTAAACGCACCTTGGATCGGTGACAGCGGGAAGTCTAGCCCGCCTGAGTTGTACCACACTTCGGTCGAGTCAGTGCCAAACACCCAGCACTCGCGGTGGTCCACCAATATACCGACGACGCCATCAGGGATACCTTCGGCGCTAGCAAACTCTAGCGGGTCAATCTGGAAGCCGTCGAAAAGCTGCGTCACCCAAAGTTTCTGGCTGTTGGGTTCGTTGAACACGAAGTAGCCGTCCAGATAGCCAACGGTAACTGCGCCGGGGAAGTCAGGATCGGTGATTTGCCCAAACGTGTTGGTTGACTCGTCGTAGATGTACGCGTCAGGATTGCAGGCGAAGAATATCTGTGTGCCGTTGTCAGCGATAGACACAGGGCCAGTGCCGGTCACATCGCCTAGCTTTGTTGGTGTTCCGGTCAGGCTGGACAGCTTAAAAACTTCAAACCCAGACACAACGTAAAAGTCATCGCCGCGTGTCTGGTGCGCCCACAGCCCTCGGATCGGGCCTTCGCCTATGTTCTGCTGGAACTTTAAGCCGGGGCAGCGTTGTAGAAACGCAGGCTCTATGCCGCCTTCCGGTATGACTTCCGGAAACAAGTTTACCATGCGTGCGTCGGCAGCGTTTACTGAACGGGCCACATACGCGCTGCCGAGTATGGGTGTCTTCATTAGTAGTTGCCCGCAAAGATGTTATACCGCTGGCGTGTAGCTATAATGCTGTACGGCATTGACAAGATGTCATTCGGGTTGTTGATGCGCTTCAGGTTGCGCTTGGATGCCATAGCAATACGCTGAACTTGAGGTGCTGGCTCGACGCCAAACTCAGG